GACACCCGCCGATTGGGCAGACATCGACCGCAAAGTCGGCACACTCGGAACAGAAATCCCTACGGGTCCGCCGTTGGCGTAGCCTTTGAGATTGCGCCGCATAGCCTCCATGGCTGCGGGACCGCCGGCAGCCTTAACCGCCGCTTGGTCGAAGACGTACTCGCCTTTGTGCACGACGCCCGCAGGCTGATACTTGCCGCCGTCGCCGGTGTAGCCGCCGTCGGAGAAGCCGGGTCTTGCGATAGGAATCGGCCCCGTCATTGGAAGAGAAGAAAACCCGCCGCCGCCAAACAGGCTGAGGAAGCTACTCAGGAGGCCGCCACTGCCGCCGGCTGCGCTGTTGACCTTGAACAAGCTGTTGAGCACGTCGTCGAGAAGTGCGTCGCCGATCCTGCTGAGCGCCCCTGCAAATGCGTCTGCGGCGCTCTCGCCGTGGATCAGATCGTCGATAAAGCCACGCGTCGCATCTCTCGCAACGTTGTTCCATTCATTCAGCTTCTGCTGTTGCTCTTGCGCTTTTCTAAGCGCCTCGGACTGGCGCGCGTAAGCCGCAGATTCCTGCTCGATTGCAGCAATCTTGTCTGGCGATAGCTGAATGCTTTCGAGGTCTTTCTCCCCCTTCTTACGGGCCTCCTCTCGGAGGTCAGAGAGGGCTTTCTGCTCTAGGTCGAGGGCGGTCCGTCGCTTAACCTGAGCCTCATTGGACAGGCCAATAAGGCTCATTTCCTGGCGCAAAGCCTCGGTTCTATCTCGAACAGCCTGAAGATCTTCCGCGAAGCGGTCGGACGCTGTCTTTTGCGGAGCCCTCGCCCGCTTCGGTGTGCCGAAACCTCTGTTTTTGTCTGTGTCCAGATCGGATGGGCGGCGCTCTGGTGTGGGGCCGAACTCTGGCGTCATAAAACCAGGGTTCTGAATGTTGTCCGCCCAAGGGTCGGCGTTGGTCTCCAGCTTCCCACTGTTGGGATTGTAGCTGCGCCAGGTTGTGATGTCAGTCATTCTTGACGTGGCATCATTGACCTTTTGGACGTTGCCAGCAGCAACGAGTGCGGCAGCGGCCAGATCGTTAAACTTGTCAGCAAAGTCCGATGCGGCTTGCAGACCAGTGCCGTTGATCGCGGCCACCAGCGCGTCTTGCACGCGCTTAACTTCTTCGGTCTGAACTTTTCCTTCTTCGGCGGAGTCGGCAAATTTATCGAACGCCACCTGGAGGTTAGTAATCGTTTCGGCCTTTTCGCCCGCCAGTCTTAGCAGGTCGAGCAAATCAGCGAATGAAACAACTGCCTTATCAACTTCCGCCCTGATGCCTTCCAGGGTCTTCGCATTAACGATCTCCGCGCCTTCTTTGAGGTCGGAGACATTTTGCGCTCGCTTTAGTTCGTCCGCATACTCGCGAAGCGCCGGGATCGCGTCACCCCAGCGCTCGGCGACAGACGAAATGAGCGCCGCCTGCTCCTTGAGAACCTCGGCGGACTTATCGCCCTCGGTAGTCACATTGTAGAAGTACTGGAGGGCTGCAGTTCCGGCGGCAATAGTGCCGATCGTCACCAGCGACAACGGAGAAATAACCGACGCAAAAGCCGCCGCAAGACCTTGGCCAACACCCTGCCCGCTATCTTTTATCTGCTGCAGGACAGCCGAAAGCTGCGTACCCTGCTGCAGGGCGATCTGGATGGGCGACATCCCCATCGCTGCGGTCACGCCGATGTCTTGGAACTGGGCCGCAATGTTTGAGGTATTGAAGCTATTGCCGCTACTCGTCGTGACCGTCGCCTTAAGAGCGGCATTGCGCCCCTTAATGGCCGCGGTCGACGCGAGCGCCGCCTGTCGCTCTCTCTGAATCGCCGACGCCATCTCGTTGGCAGAAATCGCGCCGGCCGCGTGGGCCTGCCGGATCTCGGCGACCGCGTTCTTGTAGTTCGAAATGGTAGCAAACAGCGGGCTGTATTTGGCGCGGAGGCGATCAAGCTCTTTCTGCTGATCAGCGAGGACCCCGTTCCATTCTTTTGCTGCCGTCGTACCGATGCCCACCATGCTGTTGATGCGATCCTGCATCGAAGTGGTGAGCGAATTGTTGATCGACTTTCCAGTTGCGGCAAAACGTTTCTCAATGCCGTTGGATGCGGCGCCTACGTCCGAAACCAGCCGATTTAGCGCACGCTTTACGGTTGCAAGGTCGGTGCTGATTGAGATAATCAGATCATCACTGTTGTTACCGGCCAAGTCGGTGTCCTAACGTGAAAAAGCCCGCCATTGGCGAGCCCAAAAGGATGGATATGCTGAAATATTTGCATTCTGGAGTTGCGGCGGCAGCACTGCTATTGGCATTGCAGAATAGCGTCAGTGCCCAAGTGCGGACGCCACCCAGCATCCCCAGCGCGGGGGACACTGAAATGGTCAAGGCGGCGCGTTGCAAGGAGAGCTTGAGCCCGCTTTATGCGTGGCAACTAGGCGACGCAAAACGATTGCGCGACTGGTGCCGTCAAAATGGTTACATCACGTACAAACAGCAGCTTGCTGCTGAACGCTGATCAACCACCATACCTCTTGATCAACTCATCCATCTCTTCATCAGACGGTGGAGCCACGGAATTTTTGGAGCCGTTTGCCTCGGCCTTGCCCTTCACCGCAAGGGTGAACTCAGTCAAGCTGGACGACCAGAATATTGCCGGTGTCCAGCCAAGGCCACCGAACGCAATCTTTTGCCAGTCGCGCCAAGGAAAAGGTTCTTCTATGCCGCCTTTTGAGCGGCTTCCCCGTTTCCCTCGTCTTCCTCGTCAAAATGATGGGACAAAGCCTCTGAGAGCGCCTTGGCAACAGCGCCGAAGTGCTTCAGCTTCAATGCGCCGATGGCCTTCACCTTGTCGCCTCGCACGGTAAGAAGATCGAGCGCGGCCACAGTGGCGGCCGGCTCGACGCCGGAAAGGCGAAGGAACAAATCGGACATGCTCTTGCAAGAGAGGCGCGTAGACACCGCAGCAAGTCCACCCATCTCCGCGACGATGACCAGCGGTTCCTTGCCGACCCACATGCCGACCTCCCCGCGAGCTCCGTTCACTTCCAACGGAAAAGGTTTTTCAGCATCAGCCAAATTACACCTCCGCAACGAACGTCAGAACGCCGGCAGCAACGAACGTGGCCGTGAATTCCATGTTGCCTTCCATCTCGCCGCTGAATTCGAATTCAGAAACGAACCACGGGCCGGTGTAAGTACCGAGGCCAGGTACGATTACCTTAGCGTTGAATTTGGTAGCATCGTTGACGTGCACCATGAACGCGGTGTTGGAAGCGCTCTTAACGAACTTGCCAGAACCAGAGAACGTGCGGTTCTTGATGCCCGGCTCTGCCGTTTTCTGCGGCGTGTTTTCGGGATTGACACAGTCCGTGATGGTCGTGTCGACTTCATTTGCGGACATGTTAAAGCTGCGGGTCGTCAGACCACACAGGTTAGAAAAGACTTCAGGCGTTTCGCCGTCACCAATCTGGATGAGCAGCGTACGACCAATCTGTTGACCGTCGGCCATTTGTAAACCTCAAAAACTGGGGGTTGGTGGCCATCAGGCCGGTGTCTCGACGCGCGCAACGAACTCGACGACGCCATGCGTCGTTACTTCATCCGGGTCTTTGAAATGACGGGTGTCTTGCCGAGTAATCGATATCAATCGATGCGACGGCAGCACTAAGGGCGCCTCATCCAGAGCCTCGACGACCTCGTGAATGATTTCCTTGAGCTCCTTGAAGCCGCCGGAGTATTGAGACCAAACGTGTATCGTCACATAGATGAGGTTCGACTTCAGACAGTCGACATCATCCCTGATGACTTGGCTTTCGCCGTACTCGACGTATGGAAACGGTGCGTTGGTAGGCGGCCTGTCGTAAATTCTTTGGGCCACCTTCGCCGTCAGATCGGCTCGCGCCTTCAGCCTGGCAACGATGGCGCCCTGCAATTCGAGATCTGGGTTAGCCATTACTTTTTCATGGCCTCCCTCACGCCTCGCCAGACGGCGTCGTTGATCCGCTTCTTCGCTTTTTCCCTAAATGCTCGCCATGTCGGGAAAATATGCGGCTGCGCCCGCGTGCCAGGGTGCATCTTTGCGCCTGCCTCCTGTTTCTTACCGGCAACCGTACCGCCACCCTTCGCAACGTTATGCGGCCGTGTTCCGAACTCCAAAAAGTGCCAGATCCACGCGGCGAAAACGCCCGTCGCATCCGGATCTTTGCTGGCCGTTGCACCAACTAGCGCCTTTGCGCTCGGCCGGTCAGAAATCTTGCCGGCCTGTATCGAGGCAGCGTAGTCGCCAGCCGTTGCGCTGTTGCTTATCGGCGCTCGGTCAGAGATTTTATCGGCAGCTTCGGTGGCGATCTGAAGTTTCGCTTCGGCAGCGTATTTGTTGGCAAGTGGAGCGACTTGATTTAGCTTTTTCGTCAGCGCCTCTCGGCCCAGAACCTTTGCCTTGATCACGACGCCTCCCCCTGCACCACAAGCAACTCGATCCACTGGTTGCGCTCGTCGATGTTGACCGCAGCCTTGATCGCGTAGAGCACGCCGGTACGCTTATTCCGCGCTCGCCACGCTGGCGTAATGGTGCGTGTGCGTTCGTTGTTGCGGACAGTCATGGTGAACGGCTGGACGCCCTGCAGGCGGCTGGCGATGACCGTTTCCGATCCGACGCGTGGCTCAAGTCTGGCAGGCTCAACGAAGACCTCATTCCACCCTATAATGGTCCCCCCATACCCATCATCGCCCTCAACCTCGGCCTCAAAGCCGATTCGCTCACTCAGCGAGCCCGCGCCCGCCCTCTTGCGTTTTGGCATTCGGTCGATCCTTGGTGGGTTCGGCGGCCCGAGCCGCTATCGCAGCTTCGGCGCACTTGCGCGTGACGTTGTAGAGGCCTGTCGGATAGGCGATGGTGAAGCCCGGCTGGCGCCAGTCGAACGGTTCATGGAATTGGAGCCACATAGTCGTCCGCCACGGTTCGCCAGATACGCCACGGTGCCAGAAGCATCCGCACTGCGCGCGGAAGGACTGCGTCGCCTGTCGCCTTCTGATCGGGTTCCCGAACCTCGTAAAGATCGCCAGTCACAAGCAGGATCGCAGATACGATTGCGGGCGTTGCCGCGATGCCGTCAGCAGCCGTAGGCGTTTCACCGGCAGCTACGACTTCGCGATCAAGATGCTGCGCCACGATGCTTTCAGCGGCGTCGCGATATAGGCCGATCTCCGTATCTTCATCTTCATGAAAGACACGGAGGTGCTTCTTGACGGTTTCGAGATCGACGATCGGCATATCAGGCCGCCACTACTGCGGCCGTCGGCGCGCTTGTGGCGGGCACGCTACCCTTGTCGTTTGTAGCCGTGACGCGAACCGTGATATCCTTACCAATGTCACCCACAACGGGAACATAGGTGGCCGCAGTGGCGCCAGAAATCGCGACGCCAGCAGCAAACCACTGCCGCGCGTAAGTCGGCGAGCCGGACCATGTGCCCGTCGTCGATGTCAGCGTCTGGCCGACCTGCGCCGTTCCCGTGATGGCAGGTGCAACAGAATTCACCGGTGAGCCGATACCGTTGACGATACCGGCGCCGATATAGGACGCGACCCTGCGCTTACGAACCTTCGTTGACAGCATCGGGTTTGTCCTTCTTCTTCGTCGATCGAGCAGAGGAGATGACCGGCTTCTCACCGTCGTCATCCGCTGCGTCGTCTTCAACGGCGGCCTGCGCCTCGCCCAAAATCTCGACGAGGCCCAGCTCATCAAGCTGCTTCGCCTCGCCTGCCTCGACCTTAAACGGATCGCTCTTTTTGGTCTTCAGTTCCTTGCCAACTGCGAACGTGCGCTTGGCCTTCACTTCTAGAAAATCGGTCATGTTGTCTCCCTTTCAAGGAAAGGGGAGCCGAAGCTCCCCTCAAATCAATCAGGCGCCTTCGACATCGCCGGTCACAAAGGACTCGGGGCGATAGACGGCGAACGCCAGACGCTCTTCAGCGCGGATCGTGAAAAGGTTCTTCTCGAAGTCGTCGACGTTCTCACTGGACAGCAGCACTTCGATATCCATGCGGTCGAAGATCTGAGCTGCGAAGCTGAACGCGCCGGTGAGGAACTCGCCTGCGGCCATGGCCTGCGTCGAAACGACCGGCAGGTTCCAGAGCGTCGGAGTGAGCGAGCCCTGCGGGTTGCCGATGATGTAGTTACCGCCAGCGTCCTTGGTCAGTTCAATCTTCGCCCAGTCGATCGGGTTCAGAACGAACGCGGTTGCTGGATACTCAGCGAGCACGACCTGCAGAACAGCCAGACGGAGACGGTCGATCGCCGTTTCGTCAGCGGCAGCGAATGCAGGGTTGAACGCTGTCGCCTGCGGGACAAGGCCGTGAAGGTTCTGGCCAGTACCAGAGCCATTCAAGAGCTGGTTTTCCTCGACGAAGCGCAGACCGTAGCGAGCGCGGCCGTCGATGTAGGAGCGAAGCGCGGGTGCGTCGTCCAGGATCTGGCGAGACGCCTTAAAGAGATGCGCCAGCACTCGGACCGGCGAAGAGGTCATGTCGAACGTCAGATCCGAGTACGGCTTTGCAGTGGTCTCCGCCACCGGCGCAGCATTATTCGTGAAGCCAGTTTCCTTGACGTATTCGATCGAGCTCGAAGCAGTCTGGCCAGGCATAACGAGATCGCGGATCGTCAGCTGGCGCTCAGGCAGACCAAAGATGCCAGGAACGCGCGCGCCGGGGACAAGAGAGGTACCCTGAGAGCGGCCGGCGCCGACAGTGGTGTTGGCCGAGGTGATGGCGGCGCGGTCAGCCTTCACCTTGATCATTCCCCGGTATGAAGAGTCAAATGACTGCGCGCCAGCGGCCTCGACGACGATATCACCCAGAGATTTTTCATCCGGATCACCGCCAACACGCTCACGAGCGGCTCGCTTTTCCAGATCGCCGAGGCGGGTCGTAACGTCGCCGAGCTCAGACAGAGCCTTGTCGGTCTTTTCCTTCAGCTCAGCCGAAACTTCGCCGTTAGAGGCAAGCTTCGACGTAAAGTCGGTAGCAAGATTGCCTACCTGCTCCTTGATGGACGCAAGCGAAGTACCGAGCTCGCCGATCTTATCGGCAAGTTGATTATCAGCCATGTGTGGCTCCTTTATCGAATGAGTGGTGATTTTGCTTCGGCGATAAGCCGGTTGAGGGCTGCCAAAGCAGCAGCATCCGCATCGACGTCAGGAGCCCCCTGACCATCCTTGAGGTAGAGCCGAGCGGCCCGCTCTGCCTCAGAGCCCGACAACCCCATCAGTCCCCTGATGCCGTTTTCGAACTCGCGTTTTGTGATTTGTTCGCCGGCCGACATCTTCTCGACCAGCGTCTGTGCCGCTTCCGCCTTCGCAGCGTTAGCGGCCTTAATGCGCCTCACCGGAGCAGGCTCGACGTCGGCTCCGTAGCGGGCCAAAGTCTCGTCAAGCGTCGCAATCCGGTCGACCATCCCGCGGTCCATCAGCGCTTCGGCGTAGAAAACTCGGCCTTGGCCGTATCCGTCCTCAACTTTGCTGACTGTCACGCCTCGCCCTTCGGCGACGGCTGCGACAAACCGATTGTAGGAACGATTCACGCCGTCCTGCACATGCGCAAGCGTGTCCTTGCCAAGCGGCTCGGTTTCGTTGCCTTCAACCTTGTGCTTGCCGGCAGAAATGTAGGTGCGCTTAATGCCGCGCTGCTCAAGGGCAGCAGACATGTCATCGTGCGCCGTGTAAACGCCGATCGAACCCGCACGGCCGGACGGCGTGACGACGATTTCGTCTGTCGACGCAGCGATCCAATATGCAGCGCTCGCTGCCAAACTGTTCACCTGAGCAATGATCGGCTTCTCGCCGCCGCGTAACTTACGGATCTCCGTTGCGAGCTCATCGGTGCCAGGCACCGTGCCGCCGGGGCTGTCGATATCGAGCACGACGGCCTTGATGTCCGCGTTCGAGAGCGCCTTGTGCAACGATTTCTTGATGCCGGCATACGAGGTCCCGCCGCTCATCGCGGAAAAAACATCCATTTTGTCGGCCAAGACCCCGTAAACCGGGATAATGGCCACGCTGCCGCTGGATTCGGCGATTTCCTTGGCTCGCGCATCGTCGATCGACGCAGCGAACTCGGACGAAAACAGCTTCTCACCTTCGGCCCGCGCCACCAAAACATCAGCCAAAACGCCCAGTTTTTCGCGCTGAATAGCCCAAGGTTCGGCCAAAAAGGCCAAAATCAGGTGTTCAAACTTCATGATTTTCCCTTATGCAGCGCGCGCTGCTGGCGTTGGCGCCGGAGTTTCGGTCTTCCCAAGCGTGTCGAGGCGCGTCATCGTGCCATTCACGATGGCCTTGTTGCCGCCGTCTACTGGCGCCTTGTCTTCGTACGAGCGAGCCTCATCGACGAGGTAAATGCCGTTCGTGACCATCTTCGACAGGAATTCCGCCCGCGCCGTGCTGTCGCCGCGCAAGAGTTCTTCCATGTTGAATTTCACCTTCGTAGTCTTCCTGGTCTTTACGTCCAGCAAGTCACGATAGATCGCCGCTTCGATGCGCTTGAGCATCGGCCGCATGCAGGTCTTGGTGAATTGGAGGATCAACTGCTCGATGCCGCTGCCCCAGGTCGTGGTGCCGTTGGCCGCGTGCCCGATCATCACAGGCGGCACACCAAAGATGCGGCAGATTTGCTCGACGCTGTACTGTCTTGCCTCAAGGAATTGAGCGTCCTTGGGGTTGATCGACATTGGATACGGCTTGAAGCCGGCCTCCAATACCGTGACCCCGCCAGCCTTCTCGGCACCGGCAAATTGCGTCAGCGTGTCGGATATCTGTTTGCGCTGCTCAGGCTTCAGTATCTGATCCGAGCTAACGATGAGCGAAGAAAGCAGGCCGTTCTTGAACATCCGGCCAGCGACTTTCTCGCCTGCCAATGCACTCCCGACCGTATTGCGCACAACCCCGATAGGCGACATGCCGCGATCGCAGCCCGGCAGCCGGACACCGCGGACGTGAAACATCTTGCCTTCTGGCACTCGGCGCTTTTTGCCGTCTTCCGTCACCTCGTAGTAGCGCGTATTCCGCCCGTCTTTCGACCGGCACACATCGACGCTCAAAGGGTGAAGCGGATTGAGCGCAACGAGGCGCTCGCCGTTCATTTTCTTTTCCGCGAAGAAGTTACCGTCAAGCAGCAAGCACATCGCCGCCATCGACCAGAACTCCGGCGCTGTGTCGTCCATATTCGGCATATCGTGCAGAAGCTCGTAAAGTGGAGCGTTC